GTTTAGCTGAGGTTGACTTAGGTAATGGAACTAATTATAATCCACAAGAAGCTTTGAATATGTTCTTTCAAACCGGTAGTGTTATAGGTAGATCGTTTACTGCTGATGGAGATGGAAATCCAGGTAAAATCCCTATTCAAGAAATACAAAGTGGTGCTGGAAGTAATAAAATACAAACTTTAATAGCAAATTATAACTATTATCTTCAAATGATGCGTGATGTAACTGGTTTAAATGAAGCAAGAGATGGTAGTATGCCTGATCCTAAATCATTAGTTGGTATACAAAAAATGGCCGCCGCTAATTCTAATACTGCTACAAGGCACATTTTACAAGCTGGGTTATACTTAACTGCTGAAACTGCTGAGTGTTTATCACTTAGAATATCAGATATTATAGAATACTCACCTACAAGAGATGCTTTTATTCAAGCTATAGGAACGCACAACGTTGCTGTATTAAGTGAAATGAGTGAATTACATTTATACGATTTTGGTATATTTATAGAATTACAACCTGATGAAGAAGAAAAAGCAATGTTAGAGAACAATATCCAAATAGCTTTATCAAAAGAAAATATAGAATTAGAAGATGCGATTGATTTAAGGGAAATAAAAAATATAAAACTTGCTAACCAATTACTTAAAATACGTAGAAAAAGGAAGATAGATAAAGATCAGAAGATACAGCAAGAAAATATAAAAGCACAATCTGAAGCTAACATTCAAGCACAACAAGCTGCTGCTAAAATGGAAATAACTAAATCACAAGCACTTGCACAAACAACAATGCAAATAGAAGGTGCAAAAACACAAAATGAAATGTTAGTTTTAAATCATGAATCTCAAATTAAAAAGGATCTAATGGATCATGAATTTAGAATAAATGTAGCACTAGAACAAATGAAAACGAGTGACATTGAAAAAGAAAAATACAAAGAAGATCGTAAAGACGAAAGAACAAAAATACAAGCATCACAACAAAGCGAACTTATAGATCAAAGAAATAGTGGAAAACCACCTAAAAATTTCGAATCTGCAGGTAATGATATACTAAGCGGTGGATTTAATTTAGGTGCATTTGATCCTAAGTAAATTTTTATTAATTATTATTATATTATATTATGGCAAAAAAGAAAACAGAGGTAGTAGAAGAGACTATCGAACAACCAAAAGTAGACAATACAGTTGAAAAAATTAAAGTGAAGAAGAAACCAACAATGAAAAAGATTAGTCAAGACGACGAACCTATCAAAGTTGATTTAAGTGCTCCACCAAAAACAGAGGAAAATGAACAACCAGTGGATACCACAAAAATCGAGAATGTTCAAGAAGAGATTGTTGAAGAAACGACTAATAAAAAAGAAGATGTTGAACAACCTACAGAAGAAAATGTTGAACAACCTGTTTTAGAAGAAATTACAGATGAAGAGGTAAAAGAAACAGTTGAAGAACTAGAAGAGCAAGTTGAAGAAGCTGTTGCTGAAGCTGAAACTACTGGAAAACCAATTCCAGAAAATGTCCAAAAACTAATGGACTTCATGGAAGAAACAGGTGGTAATTTAGAAGATTATGTTGCGTTGAAACGTGACTATAATAACTATGATGATGCTTCGTTACTAATGGAATATTATGCAACAACAAAACCTCATTTAACCGAAGAAGAAATAAGATTTACATTAGAAGATCAATTCTCTTGGGATGAAGATGTAGACGATGAGATAGAAATAAAAAGAAAACAATTAGCGTTAAAAGAGCAAGTTGCCAGCGCTAAAAACCACTTGGACGGGTTAAAGTCCAAATACTATGAAGATATCAAAGCTGGGTCAAAGTTGACTCAAGAACAACAAAAAGCTGTAGATTTCTTTAATAGGTACAACAAGGAGTCAAAGGTAGAAAGCGATACTATAGAAGCGAATCAAAAAGTTTTTGTTAAAAAAACAAATAGTTTATTTAACGACAAGTTCAAAGGTTTTGAATATAATGTCGGAGATAAAAAATTTAGATTCAACGTGAAAGATGTTAATAAAGTAAAAAATGATCAAGCTGATTTAGGTAGTTTTGTTGAGAAGTTTCTTGACAAAGACAAATTTCAACTAAAAGATGCTAATGGTTATCACAAAGCTTTATACACCGCTATGAATCCTGATGCTATAGCTAACCACTTTTATGAACAAGGAAAAGCAGATGCTATGAAAAATAGTATTGAAAGTGCGAAAAATATAGATATGACTCCTAGACAATCCCATGGTGTGATGGAAGCTGGTGGGATTAAAGTTAAAGTTTTAGGCGACACAGCTAAAGACTTTAAGTTTAAAATTAAACAAAAATAACAATTTAAAATTACAAAATTATGTCAATTACTGCAGGAACTAATTTGAATAGTGTGCCCGCTCCAATAAAGCAAACACTCGAAACAAATTATTTAGACCTCAACAGCACGTCTGGATGGGGTCAACAATATGTACCAGACCTAATGGAGAAAGAAGCTGAAGTTTTCGGACCGAGAACTATTTCAGGCTTCTTATCACAAGTTGGGGCTGAAGAATCTATGACTGCTGACCAGGTTATTTGGTCGGAGCAAGGTAGATTACACTTATCTTATTTAGGTGATATAGACGCGGATGATGTTATCACAGTACAATCTGATATCGATGGAAACAATTATGCTGAAGCTGGTATTTCGGTAACACACGGTATTAGAGTATCTGATACTGTTGTAGTGGCAACTCCTAATGGAGTTTATAAAGCTATAGTAGTATCAATGACAGGTACGAACGACTGTGATATTACTGTTGCTGCGTACGATGGTAGTACGATCGCTACTTCTGGAGCTACTGGTAACAAGAAAACTACTATAATGGTTTATGGTTCTGAGTGGGCCAAAGGTGTTGGTTACAACGCAAAAGATGGTACTCATTCCGATAGTAGAACAGCTAACGAACCTAAGTTCAAAACTTTCTCCAACAAACCAATTATTATCAGAGATTACTACGAAGTATCGGGTTCTGATACAGGTAAAATTGGTTGGGTTGAAGTTACTTCTGAAGGTGGAGGTGCTGGATACTTATGGTATTTAAAAGCTGAAGCTGATACTAGAGCTCGTTTTACTGATCACTTAGAAATGGCAATGTTGGAAGGTGAACTTGGAGATGACGATTCTCACAATTTCGGTGCTGGTGGTTCTGGTGCTGCTCAAGGTGTTGATGCTGTTCTTGGATACGCTACTGGTTCTACAGTTGGAACTGAAGGTTTATTTGCCGCTATCGAAGATAGAGGTAATACGACTTCTGGTGTTACTGGTGTTAACCCAGCTACTGATTTAGCTGAATTTGACGCTATTTTAGCAGAGTTTGATGGTCAAGGTGCAATTGAAGAAAACATGATGTTTGTTAATAGAGCTACGTCTCTTGCAATGGATGATATGCTTGCTTCAATGAATTCTTATGGTGCTGGTGGTACTTCTTACGGGGTATTCTCTAACTCAGAAGATATGGCACTTAATTTAGGTTTCTCAGGATTCCGTAGAGGTTCTTACGATTTCTACAAATCAGATATGAGATACTTAAACGATAAGGCTACTAGAGGAGGTGTTAATGACAACGCTGGCGCTAACGCGATTAGAGGTGTCATGGTTCCAGCTGGTACATCTACTGTTTATGACCAAGCGTTAGGAAAGAACCTTAGACGACCTTTCTTACATGTTAGATACAGAGCTTCTCAAACAGACAACAGAAAACTTAAAACATGGACTACTGGTTCTGTTGGAGCTGCTACATCTGCTTTAGATGCAATGCAAATCCACATGCTTTCTGAAAGATGTTTAGTTACTCAGGGTGCGAATAATTTCATGTTAATGAAATAAGCATTTATTACTTTAAAAGAACCGAGGTTTCGGCCTCGGTCCTTTTATTTTTATTAATTTTATTATATATTATATTATGTCAAAGAAAACAAAAAAAGTTGAGGTGGAAGAACCTCAAGTTCAAGACGTGGTAGAAACACCACCGGTTGTAGAACAACCAAAAGTAAGAGAAAGAAAAGTACCATCTAATGAATGGGAAATAAAAGATAGAGCTTATTATTTAAAAGGTAATAAAAAACCTTTATCTAGAATGATTAAATCTGCAAATATTTATTATTTTGACGAAGAAAAAGGTTATGAAAGAGAACTTAAATATTGTCAAAATCAAAAAACTTCTTTTGTAGACGAAATGAAAGGTGACCAAAGATTAGATCATATTATTTTTAGAAACGGTACTTTATTTGTAGAAAAAGAAAAAACAGTTTTACAAAAATTACTAAGTTTATATCATCCTCATAAAGATAAAATATATTATGAGTATAGACCTTCCGTTATAGCGGCTGATGAAATAGATATATTAGAACAACAAGTAGAAGCGCTTGTCGCTGCTAGAAATATTGATATTGATATGGCAGAGGCTATTATGCGTGTTGAGAAAGGTTCTGAGGTATCTAGGTTGAGTTCTAAGGAACTTAGACGTGATT